TTAAGAAAGGAAGAACAAGTATGAGTTTATTGCTAAAAATAACTGGATCTGATGGTAGTCAAAAGCGCAACGAAAATGACTTCTACCCAACACCTAGCTATGCAACCGAGGCTTTAATGAACCGAGAGTTATTCAATCAAAAGATTTGGGAACCTGCCTGCGGCGATGGTGCTATCTCTAAAGTTCTAGAGGATAGAGGCCACATGGCAGTCAGCACAGATTTAATTGATTACGGATTTGGTCAGCCTAATGTAGACTTCCTAATGGAGCAGAAGCTCCTTGCACCAGAAATAATCACAAACCCACCTTTCAGCTTGGCACATGAATTTGCTGAGAAGGCAATCGATCTGGGTGTAAACAAATTAGCTTTATTGGTGCGTCTACAGTTCTTGGAGGGTATCAAACGTGGTGAGTTCTTCAGTGTGCATCCACCAGCTACTGTCTGGGTGTTCTCAAAACGATTGTCATTTAATGTCGATGGAAAGTTTAAGTCTGGAGGAGTCATGGCATTTGCATGGTTCGTTTGGAAACGAAACATTAAAGAAACTCAAGTCAAATGGATTATCTAAGAAAGAAAAACAAATGAACAAAATAAAAACACGCGCTGATATATTAGATACCGCCAAGAAATTGGTAACAAAAGATCGTGCCTCTGATCATGGTGACATGGAAAGCAACTTTAAGATGATTGCAGATCTATGGTCTACATATACTGGAGCAGATATTAAGCCACACGATGTGGCAGTAATGATGAATTTATTAAAGGTAGCACGCATAAAATCTAATCCAGATCACGACGACAACTGGATAGATTCGTGTGGATATATGGCATGTGGCGGAGAGATTTCAAAAGAATCCGATAAAATGCCGATGATAAACAAGACAACTGGTAAATTTGTATCGTGACCTTCTGGCATGTATTAATTATCTCTTACGCAATTATTCCTGATAGTGGTGTATTTACTACAAAGGAATACATGTACAAAGATTACCAAACTTGCATAAAAGTAAGCGATAGAATTTATCCTTTAATATACAAAGATTATCCTGATAGTATGGCTACCTGCGTTAAAACAAGTGTTATTTCCAACGCGCCAATGCCTAAGTTAAGGCCAAAAAATTTAGGAAAGTAGTCGTGCAAGGCGGCGGTAAAATTCGTATTAATGTTAGCGCATTTGGTAGCGAGTTTACCTGAGTGCCAATTGATCACGTTAGTTTGCCCGTAACGATTGATTTTGGAAACCGCCTTACCTTATTATCATAAACTAACTGAGGGTATCGTCAAACAAAAAAAGACCCACCGTTGCAGTGCGAAGCCTAGCCAAGTGGGTCAGTATGATGAGGTTTTTATTACAGGTGAAATAAAACCTACGAGCAATATTGTATATATATCACAGCGCCAACATGATTACAACAACCATCAATAGTGTAGTCACCATAAGGACGCCTGTTAGAATTTCGTTACCACCACTAAGGCTTATATTTTCTGGTTCCTCGTTGTGTATATCGACGTGGCCTCTTAGGTTAATTGACACCCAATATCCACTCTCAATAGGTATCTCACCGCGCTGGGTGTAAACCCACAGGGCATTGCTACCTTTGCGCTTGCCAGTGTTTTCTTGAACCCAATCTGGGAAGTCTCCATTAAATCCATTAAACTTCCAGCTTTTAATAATCATTATGTATTTTCTCCTAATCTTCTTTAAAAATTTGATTTGCCATTTCCAATGTGATTTCAATAGTCGAAACTTTAAAGTCACAATACAAACAAGACCTTCTACGCCTCACTGTAGCAAAGCCATACAGAATGTGTTCGCGGCTGTCTGGTATCTTTGTTTTTTTCTTGCAGTTAGGACAATTACTTATAGATATTTGTTGCATCACATCACCATCCAAACCAACGCTTAAACCAACTACGCTTTGGCTCTGTGGCAATGTAGGCACGCGCACGTTCTTCAACAGTGGCAATAATCTCATCACGTCCGTCAGGCTCTCCAAACTCAACAGCAATATCTTCTATAGATACCTTTTGACTAACAATACCGTAAGGTATCTCGTTTTGGTATATGCGATTAACTACAGATGAGGGCGTGCGATTTAATGTTTTGGCGATTTCCTTAGTTGGTACTTTAGCTTCGCGCATCAAAACAAGCTCGGCATCGTCCGCCATACTCCAATGTTTATATGTTCTATCAGTCATAATGTATTCCTTTTTGAATAGTGGGGAGCCGAAGCCCCCCTGTTTAATATTATATACGCTCTATATCGTGGGTTAATGGTAGATCGCTTCCATCATAAAAATCATCATCTGGATCTAAATCAAAGAAGCCTGTTGCAATTTCTTCCTTTATATACTTAACAGCCGCAACAATTGATTTATCGCCAAAGCCTACGCAATATAATCCAGAAGCCATAAACCCCTTACCTTTTGGAGCGTAGAACACGATACTCCACCAGTTTCCAATTTTGACTTCTGGATGTATGTAACCATTAAATGCGTCCATTATTACGCCATGAGCATCACAAATTTCTTTTAGTTTATCTAAAGTTTTCATTTTAATTTCCCTTACTTAATAATACCACTATATACCATATAGTATGGGATGTCAATACTCAACATAAAAAAAATTATGTTTAAAAAAGTTCTTGACACGAAACCATGCTATATGCTTATAGTTGGGACTCTAGTAACAAGCAGAAAGGAAACGACATGAAAAGTCGCGAACTATTCGAACGTCGAGAGGAACTTAAATCAGTTATTAATCAACTGAAGGGTGAATTAAATGACGTTGAAAATGAATTGTCATGCACATATTTATCTCGTGCAAGAGATGCTTTGCATGAAGAAGGTAAAGACTTTGGTACGGCTCACATCTTAGATGGCAACCGTAAAATCAAAGCAGTTTTATCTAAAAAGATTTCATGGGATCAAGATGGACTGCGTAGAGCTTTAGGCGAATTGTCTGAAGAAGATGCACGACACTATGGCAAGATGACCTTTGCCGTTGAAGAGCGCAAGTTTACAGCAGCGCCACCAACAATCAAGAGAATTCTTGAAAATTGCCGAACAACAGAAGTTGGTCGTTTCACAGTAGAATTGGATAAATAAAATGGCTTTACAAATTATTACAGCCGATCAACGTATGGCAGAGACTAAAGGCCATAAGATCGTAGTGTGTGGTCAAAGTGGTGTAGGTAAAACTACACTAGCTCGCACACTAAACCCAGACAGAACTTTGTTTATGGATTTAGAGGCTGGTGACGCGGCTATTGAAGGACATCCTATTGATGTAGTTAGACCTAGAACATGGGCAGAATGTCGTGACTTAGCTTGCTTCTTAGGTGGACCAAATCCATCACTAGCAGAAGACCAGCCGTATAGTGAGTCTCACTACAACTATGTCGAGTCTATGTATGGTGACGGATCACAAGATGTGTGGAACAAATATGACACACTTTTTGTTGACTCAATAACTGTAGCAGGGCGATTGTGCTTCCAATGGTGCTTACAGCAACCAGAAGTACGCTCTG